AAAGATATAAATCCTTGGCAACTGCCACCTAATGCGTGGACAGAAGGTAATAATATAAGGGCAGAACATAACGCAATACAGAAGAGTCCAGGCTACTTAGAGGTAATGGGTTCATGCCCTATAGACCCATATTTTATTACTAACCTAGAGGCAGGTGGTGCTAACTACTGGATAGTAGGGGGATTAACTAAGATATATGTTCATAATGGAACAATATGGACTGACATTACTAGAGCATCTGGTGGAGATTATTCTGCGACAGCTAGAGAGAACTGGACGGCTACAGTTTTAGGTGGTATACTAGTAATGAGCAACGGTTATGATGCTCCTCAATTCTGGGCATTAACTGCTGGTGTACCCTCTGTTGCAACTAAGATGGCAGATTTGACTTACTGGCCCGCCAGTACAGAGTGTAAGTCATTAAGAGCGTTTAAGTCCTTCTTGATAGCCTTGAATGTAACGAAGTCAAGTGTACCCTATACGAGCCTTGTTAAGTGGTCTACAGCAGCAGCAACACAGGCTGTGCCTGTCTCATGGGATGAGACTCTGGCTACAGTAGACGCTGGCGAATATGCCCTAGAAGACAGCAAAGGTACCATAGTAGATGGTTTGCCATTACGTGGTGAATTTATGATCTACAAACAATACTCTACTTATAAGATGAGTTATGTGGGTAATCCTTTTATTTTTTCATTCACCCAGCTATCTCCAAATGTTGGCGCTCTTTCAAAGAACTGTATTAGAGAGTTTGATGGTGGTCACTTTGTAATGGCATATGGAGATATGTATATTAATAGTGGAGATAAACTCACATCTATTTTACCTCATCAGATGAGAGACTTTATATTTAATGACATTAATGGTGATGAATTTGAGAAATGTTTTGTTACGGCTGACTACAATAAAACAGAGATGTGGGCTTGTTATGTATCGTCAGGTAATGTTACTAATGCCCAATGTGATAAAGCTCTTATTTGGAATTGGAGCAATAATACTTTTGCTCTACGCGAGCTTCCTAATGTTGGTTTCATTGAATTTGGTACAGAGGGTAATCCTCTAGCTCCTGGGTCATGGAACGCAGCAACATCCACATGGGCTACAGATACTTTAAACTGGAATGAGTCTGCTTCTACATCTTACTTTAACTTAGCTGGTAAGAGCTTAAATATGGCTTCTCCGATTAATACTAAGATATATAGAGATAATGCTGGCAATAAGTCTGATACCACTGATATGACCAGTTATGTGCAGAGGACAGGATTAACCATAGATGCTCAAGGTCAACCTAATCAGAACATGGTTAAGAGGGTAACAGCAGTATATCCAATGATGTCTGGATCAACAGATTCAACTGTTAATGTTTACGTTGGACACCAAATGTCTACAGAAGAAGCTATTACATGGGAAGGCCCAGTAGTTTTTAATCCAGCCACACAGTCTAAAGCATCCTTTAATGTAACAGGAAAGTATATAGGTGTCAAGTTTGAATCAACAGGAGATCAGACTTGGAGACTTGATGGCTACACATTAGATGTTAAGAACGCTGGGGATAGAGGAAGCAGGGCTTACTGATGGCTACATATTCAGACAGAGTAGTAAAGTCTGTCACTCATTACACACCAGGGCCATTACCATTAGATAAAGAAGATCTAGGAATCTATCTTATTAATGAGCTTCAGAGATTAGGTGATATTATATATAATCAGGCAACATTCAGATTAGAGAGGACACATGCCGAACCACAAAGACCAAGAGAAGGTGACGTTAGATACGCAGACGGGACAAACTGGAACCCTGGAAGCGGGGAAGGAATCTACTATTTCAAGAAAGGAAGTCCAGGATCTTGGGTCCAGCTCGGTTAAGGTTGTATTAGTAAACGAAGATGATATTGATCTTGTATGGGATGAGTGTGAATCATTAATTGATATAGCCTTAAAGCATTCTGAAGGTGAGTTAATCTCCAGTGATGTGTATGAGCAGTTAATGAATAACGCTATGCAATTATGGATAGCAATGGAGCATAGTGAAGTAATCGCAGCAATGATAACACAGGTTATATCTTACCCAAGAAAGAGAGTGTTAAGAGTGATTACTCTAGGTGGAAAGGATGGTAGCGGTTTAGACAAATGGTACATGTTCCTAGATATGATAGAGGGCTTCGCCTTGAAAACTGGCTGTACTGCATTAGAAGCGTGGACTAGAAAGGGTATGGTAAGAAAACTAAAAGATTGGAATCATTCATACATGGTTATAACTAAAGATTTAAAACAGAGGATTCAATAATGGCAAGACTGGCACCAGGTTTAACTCAGGAGATGTACACAGGTCATGGGGATAGTCTATTAGATTGGACTCCTCCTGATGTTAATTGGATGGCACCACCAAGATCACCCCTTATAATCAACCCTACTTATAGACTTGTTGGCGATAAAAGTGGGTGGCCCTCTGCAGATTTAACTTATACTGGTGAAGACGATATCAATCAAGATTTACCAGATGCAGGTCATACATTTGTTTATCCTATCTATAATTGGGGTAATGCACCAGGAGAGACAATCAATAGATATTTGGCTACAAATGTTGAACCAGATGTTACTCCTTCTAACTTAGGGTGGGGTACGGTAAATTGGCCTAGATACACAACGAATCCTAACTTGTACCCACATTATTCTGCTATTGCAGACCCTTATGATGCCAAAGAGGACGAGGAAGGAGAGCGTCTATACCGAATTTTAGTCGGTCGAACCCAGATTCCTACAGAGCAGGTGAAGGACGAAGACTGGTTTAACCTAAAGTAGTTATAACGGAGAAAGATTATGGCAGGTGGAACACAAACAACTTATACTCGTACTGACCCTTGGGGGCCACAACAAGATTTCCTTAAAGCAGGACTGGGAAGGGTAGAGGACGCTTATACTTCGGATCTATTTAGTCCTAGTTTCTACGGCGCTCCTGGCACGATGGGCGAACAGGCACAGGCATGGGACGCTAGTGGAAGAATGATAGCTCCTGGGATTATGGGGTTTGACCCTAATCAGCTAGATGCAATGTCAAGAGCGTATGAGTTTGGTATGGGCGGAAGAGCAACAAACTTAATGCAGGATTCTGAAGCCTCTTATTTGCAGGATATTCTACCTTATACTGCAGGGGCTATGAATGTAGGTGCGGGATCAATGGGGCTGTATGGTAGTGGGCCACAGGGTTATGCTAATACTCTTCCATTCGAGGGCGATCAATATTCTCAGATGCTTAGAGGAGATGTAGACTATGACAGTGGTCACTTTGGAATGATGGCTGACGCATATAGAGGACAGTTTGAAGATCAGGTAGCTGAAGGTTTACAGAATGTAAGGCAAGGCACGATAGCTTATCAACCTGGAGGTGGATCGAGGGGTGATATATTTGCAGCAAATGTAGCCAGCGCAGGACAGAAAGCATTAGCTCAGAATTTAGCAGGATTATATGGTGGTGCATATCAACAGGCGCAAGCAGGTCGTATGCCAGCAGCACAGATGGGCGTAGGCGCACAACAGTTTGGTATGGGCTATGGTTTACAAGGATTACAAGGAGCGCAATCTGCATTAGGATTGTACCCAGGAATGCTTAGTGCCCCGTTTGGTGTGTACGGTCAGGCAGCACAGCTTGGTGGAGAGCAGAGAGCTATGGATCAGGCAGCTCTTAATAGAGACATTGCTAGGTACGAGTACGAAAGTGCGCTACCAGCTCAAGCATTGCAATCTTATCTTGCTGGTGTTCATGGTGATTACGGTGGAATGACCACAGCCAGGGGGCCAGGTGGTACAGATATGGGTGAGGCAGTAATGTCAACCTTATTAACTAAAGCAATCATGGGAATGTAGGGGGATATTATGTATATAGGACCAAATATTTTTCCTCAGTCATGGAACGAATGGGTTGATAGACAAAATATCCCTTGGGTTTCAGAGTCTTGGCATGAAGAGAGAAGAAAACAAGCTGAAATAGAGGCTGCTATAGCAAGGGCAGAGAACATTCCTTCTGTCTATCAAGAGCCTCCAAGATATGCAACTCTAGGTCCAGACGCTAGAGACAAGGGCGCGGGTACTTTTACTGAAGAGGCCGAGGCCGAGCTTAGAGGCGAAAAAGAGGAAAAAGAGATGGATCTTATGGAACAAGCATTCCTTATGTCCATGATGGAAAGCATGAGAGGCGAGGATATAGGTCAGGCTCCAGCCGTTGTAGCTGGTGGCGGGCAAAGGCAATGGCCTAGCATGATGGGTCAGTTCGCACCTTGGGAACAACAGAAACCTTATTGGTGGATAGCATGAACGCATTAGAATGGTTAAAAGAAAGGCAAAGGCAATCTTTAGAGAACAAAGCTCTCTTCGAGGCAAGACCTAGAGTTGCTGCTAGTCAAGCATGGGGTGGGTATGCTGATAAGGAAGGTGGACAACGGCTAATGGTAAGACAACCAGAGGTTAAGAATAAACTGGTGCAAAAAAGGGGCGACCTTACCATGACAAAAGAGTGGGTTGATAATGCTAGGTTTCAAAAAGATTCCCCTGGTATTAACATCACACCTGCTCCACAAAGATCAAGAGTCAGAGGAATTCCTCTTCCGCCGAATGTTTATAAGCGGGGGTTTCAGCCATCTCCCCGTACTCTATCACCAGAAGCACAAGCAGCAATAGCTCAAGTACAGGCAACAGGTGGACAGAATGTAGACGCTTATGGAGATCCTATTGGTATTGGAGAGAATACAAATCAAGCAGGGGGGTGGGCAAGAACATCTGGGATGTGGGATGTACCCGCCAAGGCTCAATCTATGGCTACTCCTCGTGTTTCAGACTTTCAACCAGATAGAGATGCAATGGCGTTTGCTAAAGATAGAGAGCGAAGGACTGCATATCTTCCAGAAAGACAGGTACGCGTTACTGATTTTCAACCAGATGTTATCGACAGAAGGCAACCGACTGTTCCTCGTGAAACATGGGGCGGAGATTTAAATCTAACACTTCCACAACACCCTCGTACGAGAAGGTGGATTCAAGATCCTTCTACTATTTTAAACATAGGCAATCTTATAAAGAAGATGGGTGGAACAATAGACTATATGAAAGGTATAGATGACAGAATAAAAGAAAACAGAGACAGAAGGTTTAGAATGTTTCAGGGTGACCCATACTCACCAGTGAGGAAATACTAATGGCTGCTTTACCAACATCAACGCAAGGAATGACATCTGAAGAAAAAAAGAAATTAGCTTGGAATGCTGCTTTAGCTGGGCTTAGTCTTATACCAGGTGGAGTCGCTGTTAGCTCGGCAGCCAAGGCTGCTCAAGTTGGAACCAAGGCTCTCCCTTGGCTGATGAGAGCCAGAAGAGGATTGACCGCTGGAAAGGGGTGGAACATTCCTGGGCTTAAAAAGTTTTATGATGTTCCAAAGGCTACAGCGCCAGCCCTTAAAAGAACTTATGAGAGGTATCCCAAGGGGACTATAGTGCGAGATGCGTCTGGTAAACCGTATGGAATGGGCGGAAAGTTTACCGGAAAATACGATCAAACCCCTTCACAAGCTGGGCTTCTAAGAAGACGCCCCATTACTAGCGCCTTGTTGGGTACTGGTGCTGCTATGGGGACATACCCATTAGCCAGTCAATTGATGGGCGGAGAAGAGCCTGTAGTTCAGGGAATTAGTAGCGAATATGCCACTCAAGAGCCTTGGGGTGCGCCACCAGATATACTTAACTTTGCTGAACAGCAAGAAGCATTAGCAGCAGAAGGTAAAGAAGAACTTAGTAGGATGCTTCAATTTGGGTACGGACTCGTTGCAGCAGGTGCAGACCCAACTAAATTTTTTGAGAGAGGAACAGCTATCATCGAGCAGAGCAAAGCATATAAAGAAAGCAAACACTATGCTGATGTAGTTAGAGCCGTATACAAAGATGGCGATATGCCTAAGAATGCAAGGATAGCCTATGAAAGATTAGTCCCCCTTCTTGGCCCTGAACAAGCAGCAGTATTGTCCGGTCATCAACTAGGCATGGAAGAAGGCAAGACTAAAGAAGAGCGCATATGGAATGACATTCTGGAGACAGCAAGGTACGGCGACCTTGATGGGGCTGCTGCTAAACTTGTTGCAGCTTGGTCAACTGGAAGATTAAGGAATGCACCGCTTCAGACAGACTATAAGATGCGTTTAGCAAAGGCCAAACAACTAATAAGCGGGGAAATGAGTGGGCCTCAATTCGCTGAAGGGGTTCAAGATCTGGAGTTAGTTAATGCCTAGTGTAAGATTTAACTACGAAGGGAAAACCTACAATGCTAATGTTACTGATGAATTTCTTTCCTTGCCAGAAGAGGAGCAAAGAAAAAGATTAGAGGTTAGTATAAAACCAAAAGAAGAAGCCCCAGCTAAAGGCGGAGGCTTCATGGGCGCTCTTGCTAAACTTGAAAGGCCAGCTCAAGCGTTAAAGGTTGGCCTAAAAGAGTCACATTTAGGTGGGGATATTTATAAGGCATTGGGTGGTATAGATACCACACCAAAGGAAGGCTTTGGTACTGGCTTCAAGCGAGGACTTTTTGGCGAGGAAGAGATAAGGACTCAAGATTTTCTTGACCCATCGTTGCCTGGGTGGTATAGGGGAATAATGGGGTTCGCGGGTGATGTAGCCACTGACCCTTTAACCTACGTTGGTGGGGCTTTAG